GCCGTGCTAGGGTTTAAGGGCTATCAGTCCTTAAATCGTATGCTTCTCAGCATACGCTGTTGGTCGCCTTCGCAGGCGTCCTGAGGCGCGTGTTCCCAATCGCTGGGACACAACGCCGGTCGTACCCGCCATTTAGGGTCGTTATCCCTAAGTGTAATGACGGCATTCTTAACGTAACCTTCAATAGATGCAAGGAGAAACCCGTGGGGGTTCCAAACCCTCTTATCTGAATCAGGTCCGCGCAACGTTTCATCCCCAAAGGTCAATCGTCGAGCACGAGGCTCGAGGCGAGAGTAGATAAAACTCCCGTTACGATCTTGTCTGGGCCTCCGGATGGAGGATAGCGCGAGCTTATACCCTGCTGAGTCACTCTCACTCCATGGTACGGCAAGAAATTTGCCGCACTTAAGAAGATAATTGAGTGTCCTTGTCAAAGGGATACCGGTCTGAGAAGACCAGTAAGACAGCCGGTTGTAAGCCACATAGGGAGCGTTTTGCGCGTTCTGGTCCTTCAGGTAAAAGCCTCGAACAGGCTTACCCTGGAACCAATCAGCACCACACGACTCCCGGAAGTGTCCTTCATTGAAGGACTTTTCTGGATTTACAGTAAACCCAAGGAGGTCAAGTAATCTACACACCATGCCGTAAGCACGATGCTCGACAATTAAGTCGTCTCCATTCACACCGACGTTCCAATCATGGGACGTAGAGGTATGATTAAATGGAAAAGCTACTTTTTGACGTATTCGCATTGGGCGCCATGGTATACCCATGACCTTGTAAACTGCAGATATAAGACTAGCAAAGATGACGCACTGAAGAGGGAACGTAAAAGCGTTCCCCATCGTCGACACCATATGGAGGTCGATAAGACCCCCATTCGGATGCTCAGTCTGTCCACATCGCAATTGACTCAATACACCAAACATTTGTTTGGGAAGGAGGTACTGCAACATTTTCAAACTTATGCTATCTGACGCAGAGCTTAGATCGATCGTTCCTAAACGACCGGTCAGACTGCCCAGCTTTGCAAGCTCACGGTTCTTAGCTTGCTGATCTACTAGGTTAATACCATAGTAGTAGGACAAGCGTTCTTCCATCTTGGATTTTAAGCCTTGCTGAAAGAACATGTTAAGCGAAGGCTCAACACAAATAGTCCGCGAGATTTCGTCCGACTTCGGTACGAAAGTCAGGTAACTCGTGCAGATGCTTCGACCATAGTGTCTGGAGCGAACCAACTCAGCGTTCGTCCAGAGGCACCGGTCACCTAGCCATCTGTCGTATAAAGCAAAGAGGAGTGATGAGGAAGAGGTAAGAGGTCCCGAAAAAGACTTCGAATAGAAGTCCTCAAACGGTACATTAGCACTCTTCCCGGGTCCATGCCTGCCTACGTTTAGTAGGTCAAACAAGTTGTCACATAGAGAGCTGGTACTATCTCTGTACCAGTAGTGGTAGATCGATTGCCGAATCTCACCGAGGATTACATCCTCAACGAGGGTACGGGAATCCCGAAGCTCCCACAAAGAGCACTTAGCATTGACTGCTAAGAACTTCTCCAATGCCTTATCATCGGCATCGTGTGCAACGTCGTCAACGTGCTTCTTAAGCAAGGCGTCGACTAACCGTTTCGCAGCTACCTGCTTCACGGTGCACCCAGGCCAACCATTAGGGTCGGCCCCTCGGACAAGAAACGGTCCGAGGTCTTCCTCTACGAGTTTGGAAAGAACATCTGCTCTCAATCGAGACATATGAATTTCCTCCATCAATTACGGAACAAGTAGCTTGCGTCAAGGTCGGCTTCGAAGCCGAACCTTTTCCTTCTTACGAAGTTGACGCACGCGTTCTGCAATTACTTGCAGATCTGCAAGACTTTTAAATTCGTAGGGAATCTCTTCCCAACGAGAGTCTTGAGTCAGCCCGGGGTCCTTTACAATAGTAAGGAACAGCCGGAACGCGCAGATGACGTTCCGCACTTTCGCGCGGAACGCTACATCAAAGCGTACCAGTGACAAGAGTGTCACCGGTACCCGCGGGAATCTGCCAAACAGCCCCTGCAAAGAGGCTAGAAGCAGCGCGGATATTTGCCGGATCATAGCTGTCTGAGCCCGCAGGGATGCGGGCCTTACAGTCGATTTCCATGATTCGGGGCGGGTTGCTCGCCGCGACGTTCACGCCTTTGCGTACTTTGCAGTACGTATACACGTTGAACGGCACTTGACCGAGTAAACCCGTCATCGCATTCAACATCGCAAAGGTAAACGTCTTGAGGACGCTAGGCCTTTCGAATGTAATAGTGAATGGATCCGAGATTGAATGGACGCGCACACCAGTCTGCGTTCCGCCGACTGCTGTCACATTCCACTGTTTGCCAGTTGTGGCATTCGGTGGGTTATCAACCGCTAGAGTATACGTCGGGGAGGTGAATCCCGTCTGTGCTCCACCGGTGACCGGGCTCGAAAGTGAGATGGCCATGAGGCCCTCCAGTTTTTATAGGGTCAGGTTTTAACATACCATCACCTAGAGGTTAAAGTTTATTACCCAGAATATCCGTAGTAATGTCATTCGCCTGAGCGAGTAGAGCACCAATGTTAGCCCAACGTGTATTCGTACCCGGCATTTTAAATGTCAGGGGGGGAATCAAATCCCCAACACTTATCGTGTTACGAGTATAATCCACGTAGGCAACAGTGCTCTGGCACCCAGACGCATGCTGAACTACATCACGGAAAACTCCTGGAGCGTAGATCGTGTCACTCTGTCCGGAGAGAACTAAACTCGCTAACCTGCGAGTCATGACGGACCTATTTAAGCAAATAGGTTCTATCTTTAGTACTCCGAAGGAGTCAAGGATCGCGCCGACATTGACGACATAATCAGTAACGAAACTAAGTGGGATTAACTCCCAGATAGTAGGCAGGATATCCTCCTTTGTGAAGCCCAAGATCCCAGCCACATTATCCCGAGGCAAAGGTACCTTAACCACGCCGGTGAAGCTAATCTCGAACGTCGCCTTTTCAGTCGACGTCGTAGATGCGGCAAACCAGCCAGGTATAGATATCGTAGGTCCGGGTTGTGCGGGTGTCTCGACTTCATATTTCGCCTTGTATTGGACACGCTCAGTTGGTTCCCCAAAATTATTGACGAGGCGGGATAGAGCTTGCGCTCCATCTCGAACATCGCTCATTAAGGGTATCAAACCAAGTTGGTATTCCAACCAAGTTCCTGATATGACTTTGTTAAGGTCACTCACCTTGTCGCGCCGACTAAACTGTCTACGTGTACCCTTGTACTTCAGCCGTTTCTTTACGGCATTGAGGTACGAGTCCACGCCAGCTCGGATAGCACGCGCAGGGCTTGCAATCATCTTCAATGTCTTAGCAAGTTCACCAAGCGAGACTGCGCCTGCTAGGCTACGTCTCGTCGCAAGAAGCTTTTTCACAAACCCCATTTGGGCTTTGGCCAAGAAGGCCTGGTCCGTTATAGAGGATTGTGAAGGGATCGAAATCAAGTAGTACTCACCTTCCAACCACCACCATTCTTTCGTGAAGTTGTTAAACTTACGACCGAACAGGGTCATTGGTGTGAGGTAGTTGATTTCTAGCGACCTGCGAGTATAGTTAGAGGAAGCATCGCGCTTCTCTCTAATCTTTCCCTTATAATCATCAACAGGTCCGCCGAGGGTATTTCGGTAGGCATTCAAGATAGTTCCCGCAGACGATGAAGTCTGAAGGGAGCCATCCCAATACCTAAACCAATTCCTCTTTTGGACCTGCCAACTTTTATTAAGGGTACTCATAAAGTGAACTCAGTAGAGTCCTCCAACCTCAGGATGAGGTTGTAAGATAGTCC